GCATCTACCGTCTCTCTTACAAGCGAGTCGAAGCATAAAGTCATCATCATCGATGAAGCAGACAATACCACTTCCGACGTACAGCTCCTCCTTAGAGCGTCTATTGAGGAGTTCTCCAAAAACTGCAGATTCATTTTCACTTGCAATTACAAAAATAAAATCATTGAACCCCTCCATTCGAGATGCGTTGTGGTTGAGTTTGGTATTCAGAAAAAGTATAAGCAGACGATTGCGGTAGAATTCTTTAATAGACTTGTACATATTTTAGAACAAGAGAAGATTCAGTATGATAAGAAAGTTCTTGCAGAATTAGTTAATAAACATTTTCCAGATTGGAGAAGAGTTTTAAATGAATGTCAAAGATATTCTGTTGCAGGAATTATAGATAGTGGTATACTAGCTACATTCACAGATGTTTCCGTAAATGATCTCATTAAAAACCTCAAAGCGAAGAACTTTTCGGAAGTACGTAAATGGTGTGTCGATAACTTGGACAATGATACTACTGTACTATTTCGTCGCATCTACGATAGTCTTTACGAATCCCTTGTGCCTAGTACTATTCCTGCTGCCGTTCTTGTTATTGCGAAGTACCAGTACCAAACCGCCTTCGTTGCCGACCAAGAAATAAATCTACTTGCGTGTCTTACTGAGATTATGGTAGAATGTGAATTCAAATGAAAAAACAATGATTACTAAAGAAAAACAAAGAAACCAAGTTAAATCTAAATTCTATTACATCTTCTGGGGTGTAGCAACAGTATCTGTAGTATTAGGTCAACTATATGTTGGTTCTGGATATAGAGTATTTGCCAATTCTTTACTTAGAATATTTGATGCTATTGAAGTAGAGGTAGGTAGAGATTATAATAACGAGAGGTTTTATTAATGATTTTAGTATTCATTATAGTAGGATTACTATTTTTCATTATGGGATATGGGTTGTATCTCACAATAGGACCAGGTAAAGTAGATTTACGTGATCCTATTGATGAACATGCTAAGATGCATGAGATGGGAATTGCCCACGGACATGGTGGAAGTAAAGAAGCATATGAGATGTCTGGTAAACTAAATCATAAACATGATGAAAGCACTCAAGACACCCCTTAGATATCCTGGAGGCAAGTCTCGTGCTTGTACTAAGATGGATCAATTCTTACCTGATCTAAACAGGTATAAAGAATTTCGTGAACCTTTTTTAGGTGGAGGTAGCGTTGCCTTACATATTAGTAAAAAGTATCCTCATTTAGAAATATGGGTTAATGATTTATATGAACCACTTATTAACTTTTGGACTGAGTTACAAAAGGATGGTTTAACCTTAAAAAATGAATTAACTAATCTTAAAATTGCTCATTGTAATCAAGATTCCGCAAGGTGTTTGTTTGATGTAATGAAAGAAACTGTTAATGATAAAACAAAAACAGATCTTGAAAGAGCAGTTGCTTTTTATGTTGTTAATAAGTGTAGTTTCTCAGGTCTTACTGAGAGTTCTTCTTTCTCAGCACAAGCAAGTGATTCTAACTTCTCTATGAGAGGTATTGAAAAGTTACCAGAGTATTCAAAGTTAATAGAGAATTGGAAGTTTACTAATAATGATTATACAGATTTATTAACTGATAGTAGAGATGTTTTTATATACCTAGATCCTCCTTATGAGATTGGTTCTAATCTTTACGGTAGGAAAGGATCATTACATAAGAAATTTGATCATGATAAGTTTGCTAAGGAATGTGATGATTGTACAGGACATCAATTAATTTCATATAATTCTAGTCAATTGATAAGAGATCGTTTTAATAGTTGGAATGCAGCAGAATTTGATCTTACTTATACAATGAGGTCTGTTGGTGACTATATGAAGGAACAACAGGATAGAAAGGAACTAGTACTTTTTAATTATGGTCTTGATCCAAAGATTAAAGTTAGTTTTGAGGGATGTTATAATTACAACAAATTAAAGCAGGAAGGACTCGCTTCATAAATACAATTAAAATATTGTCACAAGAGATGAAGACATTTTCAGAATTCATGTTAGAATGTTCCCAACTAGATGAAGGAGGACTTTCTAGAGCAATAAGCAAATCTGATACTCATGATAGTGGTCATATTTCTGCAGATCGTGGAAGTGATGAATCTGCTAATCGTCAGAAGCGTAAAAAACTTGAAGGAAAATTAAAAAAGAAAGGCATTGGTTTTAAGAAATCAACTGGTAGTTACAAGTATGATGATGGATCTACTGGAAGGGAAGTCTCTTATCACACAACTAAACCAGATAAGATGTCCAAACGTAAGTTTGGTAAAACAATGCGTCGTGCTGGTAGAGAAGCAGGACAAGAAACTGTTATCACTAAAAAGGCAGGAAAACCTGCAAGATTACATGATACAGAATCTAAGAAACCTAGTAAGTCTATCAACATAGGAAAGAAAGCAAAGGCTGGAGATCATCCAAGAGGTGATGGACAGACTGGCGAAAAACGTACACGGGGTACTAAGTTATCCAATCCTAAAAACAAGGATAGAACATTTCATTATGACAACTAAACCTTATGATGACTCCAACTGGAGAGAAGAGTACAAGGCATATACAAGCAACAAAAAGTATCTTGAATTACTTGAGAATGGACCTAAGAGTCTATCTCAGTCATGGATACTAGGTGCATTGTACAATCAATGGAAAAAGGTAAAAGGATATAAAGATCCTGAACCACCAGATTGCCAATCCTCATTTAAGGAATGGAACTCTAAAGTTGAAAAATGACTCAAATTATTAAAGGAAAGGTAAAGACTGTATTCACTACATCTGAACCTGATAAAGTTCTCATACAATATGAGGATAGAGTTACTGCTGGTAATGGTAAGAAGATAGATTTTCCTCAAGGAAAAGGAAGAGTCTGTATGGAAATCTCTGCCTTTCTATTTCAATTAATGGAAGAGCATGGTATCAAAACTCATTATCTTGATACATTTCCTGAAAGGATTATGTCTTGTAAGAGTGTAGATATTATTCCAATAGAAGTTGTAGTTAGAAATGTTGCTGCTGGTTCTATAGTAAGGCAGACTACTTTAGAAGAGGGGCAGATTATTAATTGGCCTTTGGTTGAGTTTTACTTGAAGGATGATGAGAAAGATGATCCTTTACTTACAGAAGATAGAATTAAGTTAATGGGTTATGGTGATGAGATACCAGCATTACAACATCATGCAAGAGAAATTAATGCTATACTAAAAGGAGTCTTTCGTAAGATTGGACTAACACTTGTTGATTTTAAATTGGAGTTTGGTTACGATGTTGATAAAAATTTACTCCTTGCTGATGAATTATCACCTGACGGAATGCGGCTTTGGAAAGAAGGTACTAAAGAAAGTTTTGATAAAGACTTGTTTAGGAAAGGAAAAGGTGATATAGTAGAAGCATATAATATTATTCTTGATAAATTATCTAATGAATCTTGAAGAATTAGTTTCTAGTTATCCAGATTTTCCAAAAAAAGGAATACTCTTTAGGGATATGTCCCCAATATTGAGAAGTCCTTCAGCGATGACTTCAATGTTAAATCAGTTCGGTGATTTTTCTGATAGATTAATGCCTGATTATATTGTTGGTATTGAGTCTAGAGGATTTATAATTGGAACTGCTTTAGCAACCAGACAAAGAATGGGATTTATTCCTATAAGAAAGAAAGGTAAATTGCCTGGTAAGGTAATTGGTGTTGATTATACTTTGGAGTATGGTAAAGATAGGTTGGAAATACAATCTGATATATTAAAGAATCGGAACGTATTGTTGGTTGATGATTTACTTGCAACTGGTGGTACAGTAAGAGCTGCTTCTAAGTTAATTAGTAGGGTAGGTGGAAGACTTGTAGGTTGTTTATTTGTGATAGAACTTTTAGGTTTGAATGGTAGAGATAATATTCCTAATGTTCCAATTAAATCATTGATTAGTTATGATTAAAGTTGTTGATAATTTCTTTACCGAAGAAATTCGGAAAGAAATTTTTGAGTTAATGGTAAGACCTAAATGGTCACTTACTGGTGGTAGTGACTTTAATAGTTTTTGGCATATGGAAGATCTTGATGATGAAGAATATTTCTCATCATTTCTTTTTAAAAAGATACATGAAAAAATAGGATTTGATTGTAGAGTAGGTAGAATATATGCAAATGGGCAAACTTCATGTCAGTCTGGTAATCTGCATAAAGATGGTAATGATGTAACATTTTTATATTATCCAAATCCACAATGGCATATTGACTGGAGGGGAGAATTGGTATTTGTTGATGAGAATAATTCTCCTTATAAAATTGTGGAATACAAACCAAATAGAGCAGTATGGTTTAGTGGTGATATACTACATTATGTTTCCGCACCAGATAGATTCTTTAATGGGTTAAGAGTATCCTTAGCTTATAAATTATTTACTTAATATGAAAAGATTATGGAGGATTTGGAAATATGCACTGGGTAGTTTCGCTGATGAAAAGACTAGACGCTACGACAACTACGTTGTTCTGGTACGTACTTTTATTTTCATTTCTTATCTCATTACTAATTGTTTTATTATTGCAGGGGTGATCCGACATTGGAATTAAAAGACTGGTTAAATTCTATTAATTATACAAAGAAGAATCTTATTGATGAAGATCCTTCTGTCGAAAAAGACTATTCTCCATACATAGTCAATCGTATTTTCTCTGGTCATCTTGATGCTGTTTTGTTTGCAAATGAGATGAATAGGTATTCTTTTTTACCTAAGAAGATGCAATACGACTTTTTTATAAATATCTTGAGACCTAAGAAGAGATTCTCTCCTTGGCTCCGTAAAGATACAATCAAAGATCTTGATTATGTAAAACGTTACTATGGTTATAGTAATGAAAAGGCACAACAGGCTTTGAAAATCCTAACAA